CAGCCATCGGCGCCCTCGTTGATTTCACCAAACTGAAAAATACCCCAACCACGTTGGCTGGTTATGGCATCACCGATGCGGTGGGGAGGTTGCTGGCAGTCCGGCAGATCGAGACGGTCGGGATCACGGTTTACAAGCCGAACCCAAGAGCCAGGCGCATTCGTGTACGTCTGGTTGGAGCCGGAGGCTCGGGGGGCGGCTGTGCACCGGTGGCAGCGGGTTATCACAGCATCGGCGGTGGCGGTGGTGGTGGCGCCTATGGCGAGAGTTTGTACGACGTGAGCGCGGAAATGATGGCCGGCGTGCCGGTTTCACTGGGAGCGGGTGGCGCTTCACGTAACTCGATGGGGCAGGCCGGTGGTGGTGCTTCTTTTGGCAGCTACATGAGCGTGGCGGGAGGCATGGGCGGGCAAATCCTGACCTTCCCCGTGACAGCCACGGCAGTCGGCTTCGTCCAGGGTGGCGCCGGAGGGCAAGCCGTCACGGGTGGCAACCTGGCTAACGCACGAGGAGTGGGCGGTGGTTACGCCATGTACAACGCCAATTGGGGCGTATTGGCCGGCGGTGGCGGGGCGAGCCCGTTTGATGGCGGTGGCCCGTTAATGGGCCTCAGTGGCCCCGGTACTTCAGGGAGCCGAGGCTCGGGTGGCAGCGGTTCTTGTTCGACCAGTGCGTCCGCCTCTGTCCTTAGCGGTGTCGGCGGCAATGCCTTCTGCGAAATCTGGGAGTACGAATAATGGCCGTTTATGCACGGATCGAGAACGGCGTAGTCGTCGAACGGATCGACACCGGTGACTACGCAATCAGCCAACTGTTCGCGCCGTCTTTTGTCGAGTCGATGGTGCTAGTGCCGGATGGTCAGGCGGTCGAAATCGGCGCGCCGATCAGTGAGTTGCCGACTGTCGCCGAACCACGGCCCGCGCAGGAAAGTGCGGTGATTTTTCAGGCGCCGGTTGTTGCAGATCAAGCGCCTGCGGCAGCGGAACGCAGCTGGCGTCAGGCATCCCTTTCAGCGACCGAATGGATGGTCACTCGCCATCGCGATGAGCAGGAACTGGGGCGCGGAACCTTACTCAAGGCTGCGCAATACCTGGAACTGCTTGAGTACCGGCAAGCGCTGCGCGACTGGCCTGATTCGGCGTTTTTTCCCGCAGCGGATTCCCGACCGTCAGCACCGCTTTGGCTGGCCAGCGTGATTGGCTGAGGCCTGCGCACCCACTGTATTTCAATCAAGGAGATGAACATTGGATTATCCCAAGAGTGTGCCCAGTGTCGGCCTGGTCAATGGCCAGTTTGTCGACGAAGACCCGATCGCCGGTAAACCCGGCTCGCTGATCCCGGCGACGTGGGGCAACAGCGTCACGCAAGAGATTCTTAACGTTGTTCAGGCGGCCGGTCTGACGCCGAACGAGTCGTCGAACAATCAGTTGTTGGCGGCATTGCGCAGCCCGACATTGTTCACGACGGCGCCGCAGTTTGATGGTGGACGCTCGGCAGCAACGTCCGAGTTTGTGCAACGGGCGCTGGGCAGTTATGCCAGTACTCGCAGTATATCCACCGCCACCCAATTGACTCAGGCTGATGTCGGCTGCTCGATCGGTCTGGGTGGCAACGCGACGTATACCGTGACGCTTCCGGATGCCGCTGCGGTGCCGAGCGGTGCCACGATCAGCCTGCATTGCCGTAACAGCGCTCCCGTCACCGTGGCCAGTAAAACCGGCACGCAGATCAGCCCGCAAGGTGCTTATCTGGCGTCGATCGTTTTGAACAATGGTGAGAGTGCGAACTTCGTCAGAGAGTCTGGGGTGTGGGTGGTTTATGGCACTGCTGCGTTGAAGTACTCAACCAATTACGCCGCACAGTTCGCCACATCGGGATATCAAAAGTTTCCCAGCGGTTTGATCCTGCAGTGGGTAACGGGGGGCTCCGATGCGAATGGCAACATGACGGTGTCCTTGCCGATCAGGTTTCCCAATGCTGTCCTCGGCGGTGTTGCCAATGAAGGCTACCCGGCAGGTTGGGGTGCCTCCAACGTCACCGTTTGGGCATTTGACGGCGCGAACTCCACGACAACGACAGTGGTTGCGCGGGTCCGAAATGTGCTGGCTGGAAGTGTAAAGGCTGAGCCGGGAATCTCGGGTCGCGTTCTGGTTTGGGGGTATTGATCATGACGATTTATTTCTATGCACAAAGCCTTGGCTTTGATCGAGTCGACAGCGCACTTCCCGAAGTGCCTGACGGGGCGGTGGAAATCACCCAGGCGCAATACACCGAACTGTTTGCCGGGCAGGCGAGCGGCAAAGTCATCAGCGCCAGTGCCAGTGGTCAGCCCGTTTTGACTGACCATGTCGTTTCTCCTGCAACGCTTGCCAGCCACGAGCGCGCATGGCGCAACCATGTTCTGCAAAACACCCAGTGGTTGGTGTTTCGTGATGCCGAAGAACTGGAAGTGGGCGAGGGCACGACTTTGCGCTCCGAGGAATTCAAACAACTATTGGCGTATCGGCAGGCACTGCGCGATTGGCCGAATGACCCGGACTTCCCGAATTTGCTTTCCCGACCCGTTGAGCCTGACTGGCTGGAAGGCTTGCTTCGGACAGACAGTTGAGGAACTAACGTGGACTATCCAAAAAGCGTTCCCAGCGTCGGGCTGGTGAATGGCAAATTCGTCAATGAAGACGTCGTTGCGGGATTGCCCGGATCCCTGATCCCGGCGACCTGGGGTAACAGCGTCACTGATGAATTGTTGAACGTCGTCAAATCCGCCGGCCTTGAGCCGAGCGAAGCCGATGCAACCCAGTTGTTGCAAGCGGTGAAAAAGCTCAGTCAGGCAGGTGAAGACAAACATGCCACTGACATCGGCGCGGCCAATCTCTACATGGCCAATTATGTGCCTGCCGTCACCGCATTGAAGGACGGCTTGGCGCTGCGCTTTACTGCCGGTAATGCCAATACCGGGGCGAGTACGTTTGCGCCGAACGGGTTGATGCCCAAGCCACTGGTCAGTCTTGCAGCGAGTGCGTTGCGCCCTGCCGAGATTGTCGGCGGTAGTGTGTGTTCGGTGGTGTACAGCGCAGCACTGGATAGTTGGTTGCTGGTGTATGCGAGTGGTGGCAATGCTGCAAGTGGCCGGCTCTTGGGGATCAGGACATTTACCGCGTCCGGCATCTATGTGCCAGCAGTGGGAATGAAGAACGTATGGGTCACCATCGTCGGCGGAGGTGGTGGCAGCTCGGGAATCGGTGCGACCAACTCTACCCAGGTTTCCCTTACAGGCGGTGGCGCTTCCGGTAGCTACGCACAAGCCTGGTTATCATCTGCCGCGATCGGGCAAAGCCAAATCATTACCGTGGGGGCTGGGGGCGCGGCGGGGGTTGTCGGCACAGGCGGAGGAAGTGGCGGTACAAGTTCGCTGGGTTCATTGGTTACGGCCACCGGTGGTGGCGGGTCTCCCTGGAATTCTCCGCTCACGCTTCCTGGATTCGGCTTGTATGTAGGTGGTTTTCCCAGCCAAACCTCAAGTGGCGGCAACATTGTCAATTCGGCAGGTGCGGCCGGCAATCCAGGGATGTGCCTCACCGGATCAACACTTGCCGGGCACGGCGCAAACTCACCGCTTGGCAGTGGTGGGTATGCGAGCAGCGTCGCATTGAGTGTGGCTGCCCCCGGTTCCGGTTATGGTTCAGGCGCGGGCGGGATCGCTAACACAACCAATCAGCCGGGTAGACCGGGCGCAGCAGGCGCTCCCGGTGCCGTGATCATCTACGAGTACGCCTGATGAAAACCTACGCACGCATCACCCAGAACACCGTGGTCGAACTCTTCTCCACCGACGGAAATATGGCCGAGATGTTTCATCCAGATCTGCTCTGGATCGACATCACTGAAATCACTCCGGCACCGCAAATCGACTGGACCGCCAACTTCGGCACCCTCGGTTGGGTGTTCGCAACCCCCGAAGAACTGACGCCGGACAGCACCCTGAAAACTCTGGCAAAAAAGTGGCTGAGCGGCATTGGCCGTCAACCGTGATTCAATCGAGGCAATATCCAGGGAGGATCAAGCATTATGCAATTAACTGAAAACAACCTTATCGACATCATGCCCAACGCCCGCAGCCAAGCGGGCGTTTTTGTTTCTGCACTCAACAGCGCCATCGCGCGCCGTCATATCGATTCGCCCAAACGTATCGCGGCATTTCTTGCGCAAATCGGCCATGAGTCAGGGCAACTGCGCTATGTGCGGGAACTGGGCAACAACCAATACCTGAGCAAATACGACACCGGTACGTTGGCCTTGCGTCTGGGCAACACGCCGGAGGCTGACGGCGACGGGCAAAAATACCGAGGGCGCGGGTTGATCCAGATTACCGGCCGTTCGAATTACCGCCAGTGCAGCCTTGGCCTGTTCGGCGATGAGCGCCTGCTGTCCCTGCCCGAATTGCTCGAACAGCCGCAATGGGCTGCCGAATCCGCGGCATGGTTCTGGGAACAGAAAGGTTTGAACGCACTGGCCGACCGCGACGAGTTCAACACCATTACCCGTCGCATCAACGGCGGGTTGAACGGCTTGCAGGATCGCCTGGAAATCTGGGCGCGGGCGAGGGCGGTGCTATGCCAATCCCCTGGCGAATGATCGGCATCCTGTTGCTGGCTGCGGGTGCTTTTGCCGCGGCCTGGCAGTTTCAGGAGTGGCGCTACGGCCGGCAATTGGCCGAGCAGGCCCGGTTAAACGCCGAAACCCTCAATCAACTGACTTTGGCCGCCGCCACCGCGCAACAGGCCGAGCAGGATAAACGCCTGGCGCTGGAGCAACGGCTCGCCACCAGTGAACAAACCCACTACCGAGCGCTGAGCGATGCCCAACGTGATCAGGATCGCCTGCGCGATCGTCTTGCCACTGCTGATGTGCGCCTGTCAGTCCTTCTCGACGCCAGCGACGCTGCCCCAGGCTGCAACGTGCCAGCCGCCGCCAGCGCCGGCAGCGTGGATCATGCAACCGTACGCGCCCGACTTGACCCGGCGCATGCTCAACGAATTGTCGCCATCACCGATACCGGCGACCGTGGACTGATCGCCTTGCAGGCGTGTCAGGCGTATGTCAGAGCGCTGGCGCCCGAACATTTTGAATGAGTCTGTGTATTGAAAGCGCAACCGGCTCGTGTACGGTGGAGGCATTCCACACGATCCGGAGCACGCCGTGAAAGAGATCACTCAACTGGCCGCCGACCTTGGTCGACGTCTGCAACTGCTCAATGCCCACGTCACCACCGCCGAGTCGTGTACCGGTGGCGGGATTGCCGAAGCCATCACACGGATTCCCGGCAGTTCTGCGTGGTTCGAGGCGGGTTACGTGACCTACTCCAACCGGCAGAAAACTCAGCAACTGAATGTACCGACCGAGTTGTTCGAAACGGTGGGCGCGGTCAGTCGCGAGGTGGTTGAGGCGATGGTGCGTGGTGCCCAGGACAAAAGCCTGGCGCGATTTGCCGTGGCTGTCAGCGGTGTGGCCGGGCCGGACGGCGGCTCGCCGAACAAACCGGTCGGCACTGTATGGCTGGCCTGGGGTGTTGGCGAAACGGTCACCAGCGAGGTTCAGCACTTCCCCGGTAACCGCGATGACGTCCGCCGACAAACGGTGAAGGCCGCGCTAGAGGGGCTCCTGCGACTAGCGGCACGAGAAATCGAAAATCAGGGGTAGGCGATCCGCGAACGCTGTGGA